TCTCTTTCCCTCATCCCCTAATTTATACAAAACGGCCATTGATATTTTATCCTGGTCAATCTCTCCGACTCTGTGAAAAATACCATCATCTCCGAATTGTTTTAATTCGGTACCGTCTTTATAAATAACACCCCATCCCCAGCGCTCGGGCTTAATCTCTACTTCTTTTTCGTTTTCAATAAATTTATACATAAAAAATAATCCTGGTTGGTACCAGGACTATTCTTTGTTTATAAGCATTGAATTGCCCGGCGCCAACGCATTGAGTTGCATTGTTAAATTCGACTACTTAACTTTCTTAATCTTTTTAGCGGCTCCCCTTTTTAAGGCGGCTTCTGAAATCTTTTTGAATCCCTCCCCTTGATGCTCTATATCAGCGGGAGTGAATCCTGTTTTAGCACACTTGTGCTCCAGGTATTCTTTCTCGGTTTCAAAAGTTTCTCCACAAGGACTACAAACGTGTTCCATGTTTTTTCTCCACGACTCATCGCCTAAGCGGTTTCGTCGTATTGATAATTCATTGTCGACGTAGATCCTGCCACATCTCCGGCATCAGTTTGAATCTGATGGACCAAATAATCGGATGATCCGACGTCAGTCAAAGCTCCGGCTAACGCTCCGCCAATACCTAAGTTCGCTGTGGCTGGCACTGAACTTGGCATCGTTTGGGTGGCTATGCTCGAATCTGTCTTTACCGGTGTAGCATATACTTCAGCTCCACCATAAGAAGATAATCTCGCATTGGTTAAATGAACGGCTGATCCGCCCAAAGCCCCAGTCCTCCAAATTTTGAGGTTATCAATTTTTGAAGATCCGCCCATTGCGGTAACGTGAATTTTTTGCCACTTCTCGTAAGTGTTGTTTCCCGGGGTTACCGGATAAGCAACTGGGTCGAGTTCCTTTGCATCGGTATCGCCCATATTTGAATTGGCAATATTATGGCTTAGGGTTGCGCCCGCGCCATTCACTTCATCGATTTCTACTGTTGCGGCCATAAATTTGTTTTTTCCTCGACTTTCTCCTGCTCGGATTCGACTTTGTCCGGCTTGTGGAGATCATCTTGTTTTGAGGAGTATTTAACATAAATAAATCCGTTCGGGGCCCAGCTTATATTTGCCAGGCCCCTAGCGGTCTAACTTTAGGATTCCGGTGATTCGGATTCCGCGGCATTAAGAACGGTTAATGCTGTTGGTAAAGCTAACACATAACCGACTCTTTCAACGATTCTCAAAGCTACCATATCCTGCTCGGCAAGATTAATAATAGTTTGGCCGTCGGTATCGGTAATAGTGGCCTGATCCAAAAGCTTAACTCTCAATTGCTGTTTATCTCCGAAGACGCATGACATTCTTAAGTTTCCAAAAAGAATGTAATTATCGCCCTCCTCAACATCAGCCTGTCCAGGAAACGCATCGGATAATTCGTACGGGTAATTCCAAATAGTGCCCGGCACGCCATTGCCTGGGTTTTGGAAAATATAATCTCCGTTCAAATCTTTCAATTTGCGAATCACTGAGAATACAGTTCGGTTCATATAAAACTTAGAACCGGCCAAAGCTCCTGACGGAGTGGCATCAATCATCGCTAACAAATCGTCAGCGGTTACGTTAGCCACGCCTCCGGTGATTTGGTAAACCACATTCACATCTCCGTTGTTTAATATACCAGTCCACGGAGTTCCGGTGCCTGCGAAAAACTGTAAGTCTTCCTCTTTAGCAACGGCTTCAGCGAATAAATCGCCGATTAACTGGGTAAGATTGATGAGTGAATCCTCTAAAATTTCCTCAGACATCGGTACGATGGCCGCTAATTTCTTTAAGGTCTGCTCAACAATATTAAATTTCGGTTGAGTGCTCTGCTTTTTAACAGTTTCCCCAATCCAAAACACGTTTACAGAAGTACCCAAAGCTGGGATTTTTCTGCTGTTACCGGGTCCTGAGAACGGTAAGTATCTCATTTCCCTGCGCGCTAAGCCATACTGCTTTTCAGCAATACGCAAAACTTCGGCCATTAATTCCTCAGGAATCAATAAACCGGCTTGCGCGTCGTCAGGCGCTGAACCAGAGTCTGAAGTAGTCAAAGCTTTCGCTCCGGCTGTATCCCCATTAAAGAGGCATTTCATAAACTTCCTGGTGACGGCATCTTTCTTTTCGTCCTTGCCGTCTGCTGGTTTCCCAGTATCAAGCGCTTTCTTTCTCTGCTCATCCACTCCAGCCATAAACTTACTGACTAATTCGTTTGAGAATTCGTCAGCCTTTTTGGCTAAAATGTCCTTGGCGTTTTGAGAGATCAATTCTCTAACGGCGGAGATATCCAAGGCTTCACTGATAATATCAGCGAATTTCTTTTTATCGGCATCATTCAATTGATCGGCGTTGACTTTCAAAAAAGTCTTTTCCTCCTCATTCAAAGATGCTGGATCTTTCGGTAAAATGTCTTTTAGAATAAGCATGTTTTTTTATAAATTATTATTACAACTTTTTAACCTTAAGCAATTCTTTGATTGCCCGGTTGATTAACGTGACTGGAATTTTTGTAACGCCGCCCTCATTGAGGGGTATTCGACCACTAGAACCACCTTTGTTATCGGCTTCCTGCTCGGCATTCAAGACCTCAGTCAAAGTCTTGATAGCTGAGAGTATGGTTTCTTTGTTTGATTTACTTAATTTCCCCACGGCATCCTCTGCATCCGCCTGGTCAAAATTCTTTTCGGGGACTTCCTTGTCAAATTGTTTATAATGTTTCGCTAAATGCTCGTACACTCCATCTCTGTCTTTTTCAGGAATATCCACTCCGCCTCTACCTCCTAATAATGCGCTCATTGCGGCGGCTACTCCTTTCCAAACTACTTTTCCATCTGAATTGTGATGCGGTAATTTATAAGCGGACTTTACATCCGGGTATCCGTTCTCATCCTCATCGTCTGCTTCGTCGTCAAACCAAGCGTGCATCTTTGCGTACTTTGCTTGATCTCCCTCATTCCATACCACTGTCTGCTCTTTATTTGCATCCCATTCAGTATCCTCGGGCATTGTTTCGTTTCCTACGTAAGGCATCACTCCTTTTTGCATCATCTTATGCTCGTGCATAATTCTTTTCAAAGGCTCTACGTCAATACCTTTGCTGTAAGCTAAAGCCATTGCGTTAGCCGGTACGTTTACAGCTGAAACTTCAAACAATGTATTTTTAATTAAAACCGTTACCCCTCCATTATCTCTGCTTCCCTCGTTTATAAATCCAACTGAAAATCCTCTCATGAATTCTCCTTTGTAAAGTTTATAAATCGTCATCGCAAAATCGTACTCTTTGGCCGCAAATTGAATGGCACCTGATAAATTTCCCTCACTATCTATTTCCAATTCTACCATCTTGCCGATAGCTGGCTGATAATGGTCATGCGCAAATAATACTACCGGATTCTTTTTGTATTCCTCCAAGTTCCATCCGTTCTGATCAATAACTTCTCCTTGTCTGTCCTCGTCGCCCGTTGAAAAAATACCTCTAATAATAAAATTATCGTCATCGAATGACTTAACTTGAAATGGAATATGCTTAAAAATTTTTTTCATAGTGTTTTATAAAAAAGACGACGCCCAGCTTTTAGATTGCCGGCCGCCGTCTGTATGACGTTACGTCCTCTTTATTATTTATTTTATTATACCTCTTTTAACTCTACTTCGTCAAACACCGTTATTGAGATGTTTAATTTCTTTCCGCAAAAATTTATTTCAATCTTGCCCTTGTCGGATCCACCTATTTTATCCGAGTGCTTTTCAATTAATTCTTTTATTTCTTTGATTCTTTTAACCTCACTCATAGTATACCAAATAATTAATGTCAATACTACTCTACAAATGCAGGTCCGATCACACACCTACAATTTGGCTCTTGCGGATATTGTAATCCGTTAGAAAATGTTTTATCTAAATCAACTATCTCTCCATTCATGGCCGCATGCTCCGGTCTGGTGCGTTCGTCTAATGTCGCTATCCATTCTTTTCCGGTGGTAACTTCAGATTGTTTATACCCCTCTAAAAATCCCTCGT